CGTAGCTGCTGACTTCGCAGAATAAAAGAAAGGCCCGTCATTCCCTAACGAATCTTTGTTTAAGCTAGTAGCTCCTATATCCTCAATTTCCCTTATCTCGGCAAAGGTCCGCAAACAAGGAAATCCGTCAATAGCAACGGAATCCTTAACGGCATCAATTAGAACGGTGTTCAGTGTATCTCGTGTCATACTATTTTTGCGTTTTGTAAGCTAATCTTCGCTATCGCTAATTCAAATGGAATAGCCCTAACTGATTGGTGGCTAGTCTGTCGGTGGCCATCAAACGCGCCGCTTTCTTCTAATCGCTCGTATATGTAGTAGTAGCCTATCCTGTCCATTATGCGGGTGTTTTCTGATTGTCGCTTTGCAAGTGCTTGTATTTCGTCGATATTCTTTCCAATTTTGCTTGGAGGGTTCCAAAAATACTTTGCATCTGCACGGCTTCGAGAAGATTCGATATATTGAAAAAAAAAGCCGACACGTCTAATGCTGTCTTTGTGTCTATGTCCGAAAAGAACGCCACCCTGTTATTCAAGTGTTGATCTATTTCGTTTTGTTTGTCTGGGAATCTTTCATCTTCTTGTTGTGCAAAACAAGCAATCGTATACAGTAGAGAAGTAAAAAAGAAATTACCATTTTCATCATTCTTTTTCTGTTTTTTGTATGACTCATTCATACGTAACGCCTCAACTACCTGGGCAGATGTATAACCGTCGAACCTGATTTGTTTTGTGACCATATCACGGTAAGCCCCCTTAACAATCCAATCCTGACCCTTATACTCAAATTTGTAATCTTGCTCAAAGTCAGTAGGGGTTTTGTATGTACTTACTAGCTTGTACACATTTGCCAGCAATGATAATACCGTGCCCTCTATTTCTTCATAATCAAATTCTTTGCCCTCTGATAGCTTGTGAATATGCGCTTGCCAGTCGCCTAACGGATAATCGTCCGGGTTAATCTCAAGGAACGCCCTCAAAACAGCAATTGCCCAATCTATATAAGAAAGGGCAAAATCGTTAGAAGCAATATTAACATCTTCCTCGCCTGTAAGGAAGTCTTTTCGCTTATTGAATGCGGCCTCAAAGGAGGCGTAACGGCTCAACGGCGTTTCTTCTAGTGTTTCGGGAAAGTCGATCTTATCTATCGTTTTTCCGGTGCTGTCTTTGATTGCTATTTTCAACATATCTATATTTCAAAAGGTTCATCTACCCAAGCAGGCATATCAAAAGCAAAACCAATTTGATTTTCATTAAAAAAAATGCGGTATTCCCTGTACTCTTCACTCTCATTAGTCAATTGAATAGAATATCCTTCAGTTTGGGGCTGTGGGTGAACTACCTCACAAGGAGCCTGTCTGCAATTATGCGAGTATATAACATTCCGCATCCAGTCAGTCATCTTATCTTGCCAATACTGATGCTGTTTTTGTAAGTATAGCTCTTCAAACGTAGGCTTAACAAATGTGTCAAATGATGCTAACATGATTTTTTAATTTAATAGTGCTTTATCCTCAATTCCGCTATTCAGAATACTTATTAAGCTAGACAGCAAAAGTATATCCTGATCGAAACGCGGGTTAATGATTCTTTTCAATTCGATACTTGCAGTTAATAGCCTTTGCGCCCACTGAACAGTCATTGGCATATCTTCATTAGTATAGAAATTATATACATTCATTTCTATGAACCCGTTAATAAAAGGCGTTAGGGTGTCTTCCATGAATGACCAGTGGTACAGGAAGTCGGATATTTGGCCGCGTTTGTGGTCGGGAATTGTGTTATATATCATATCCTTGTTTCTGTAATTCTGCTTTTACGTCGTTTTTTGTAATCCGATCCACACCAACAAAAACTGACCAATCTGCACCTGGATATTCATTAGCCAAATCTTTCGCCCCTTGCGTTGCGTTCTCCCAGGCAGGGCTAACCGTTTCGATTAAGTCACCCGTTTGGTCATTGTCAAATGGGTCTGAAGATAGTTTCCAATCTTCGTTTGGATTGATTTTAATTTCTGTCTCTTTGCCGGTATAATCCGTTACCGAATCAGGTACTTCGCCACCAGCGTCATTGCTTGAAGTTTCTCTTCCCGCAGCAATTCTTTTTTTTTGATCCGCATCCCCGTATTTTAAAAACAATTCCGTTTCGTCAATCACGCGGCTAGTGCTATTCGTGTCCGATTCCTTCCTCGGCTTAATAATACCTCCAGCTTCCTTGCGCTGTTCAGTTGTCAGTGTATGACGAACGGCATTGAATACGTTGTTTGCAATTCCTCGCTTACCCTCTGTCATTAGGCCCGCGATAAGCTCTGATAGTCCTTTGAATGTGTTGTCTTTCATTATATTACTTTTAGTTTTCTTCCTCTTTGTTGTTTTGCTAATAGTAGCTTACTTAATACATAATATCGAACCGCATCCATAGCGTGATCGTTTTCCGTAATCGGCTTATTGATCCACTCACCCGTTGCAGCCTGTTTAAACTTGTATAGCTTTTGTTCCCTTATCAATCCCTCACTTCGTGCCGTTACGTGCCACTTGTATTCTCTCATTTTCGCTATTCCTATATCAACGCTATCCTTGAATTTCTTAACAGGCCGCGCATTATAACGGGCGTTCTGTAATGTCTTAATACTTGCTGGTTGCGCTGAATCTGCAAAAACTTCTACTGTACGATCCCAGTTCATGTTTTGAAGTTTTTCAACTAATAACGTATCTGTCAAACCGCTTTCATATACAGGCACGTCAATATACAAATTATTTGGCTCAATTATTCCACAATGAGCTAGGGCCGTTTTTGAGTTAGTGAATCCAAAGTCCATTCCTGCCGCCACCTTTCGCAAGTCATCCAAGGGCATATCTTCGATTATCTCAATATCCGGTATGATTAATCCCTCAACTTTTCCGTACTCTCCTAATCCATAGACCTGCCAAAGGGTAGGGTCTGTTTCTTTCAGATACTCAATTTCTGCCACTTGCTCATCGCTTAACATGACGTTATCCTTGTAAGTGCTTATTATCGTCTCAACATCTCCCTTAATGTGCGCCCGCTTATCTTCTAGCTCCGTCTTAATCCAGGTGTAAGGATCGGACGGGTTGAAGTCTATAATAATAAGCTCTTTTGTCCTTAACCTCAATTGCAGAAACTCTTTGTGGTAATTAAGCTCGTTTGCTTCATTCACATACAGTATATCGCTTTTATACCCCCTTAGCTTTTGTTCATCGTCAGCACCAAACATTTCTACCATACGACCATCAAAAGAATAAGTCCGATTAGTCTTATTATGTGTGATGTGATGATAATACCCGTATTCTTTCAAAATATGCTCAAAATCCCTTTGGACTGTGGCCGTTACCGTTGTTTTGTTTTTCCTGACTATACTTGCTGTTCCCTTCTCAATTACTTGCCCGTCTCTAATCTTTCCGGTCATTAGCCATATTGCAATCTGCTGGCAAATAGAAAACGTCTTACCGGATCGCGTTCCACCTCGATTAATAACAATTCGCTTATCGCTTATCCAGTTCTTAGAAAACGTATCAGTAGTGTAAAATTCATAACTAGCCATCTTTTGTTTTCTCTTTCAACTTTGCGGCATCGACAAACTTCGTATTCTTCAATTGCTCAACTATACTAATGCTCCCTCTGTGATCTACTTTATCAGGAGCATTATAGCCCAACATTTTGTTAATCATATCAATGGCTTTCATTTTGTCGTGCATTTTAACTTTGACCATTAGTAATGATTCGCCATTATCTGTTATTTTTCTACTTGTTTGTATTTCAGATATGGAAGCCTTTACGTTTTCTGGCAATTCTTCATATTCCTTCATTGTCAACCATCCATCGTACATTTGACTCGTATTAGAATATGCAAGCTTCTTTAATTCTAATAGATTCCTAATAGCCGATATTCCGGCTTGCTTTTCAAGATCTTCTTTTACCTGTTCAATATAGTCCTTAATATTAGGTTTAGTTAAGTTCTCCGAAGCTATCTCCTTGGCTGTTTTCTCACTATACCCGGCAGCAATAGCGGCCCTAGTGCCATTCCAATCAATGACATATTCCTCACAAAATCTTTTCTGTTTAGCCGTTAAATTATCTGTCATACATATTCAATACAAAAACCCATCCGGGGACTAACCGGACGGGAACACATTACACAATTATAAACCTAAAACCCATAATTCAAACTAATTTCATCAAAGATAATACTTTTTGTTGGTTTTGTCAAATTTGTTTTAAAAAGGTGGTTTGTTGGTTATAATCTCCCATTCAGCGCATTTGAAATTATTTTGCTTGTTTTCTTTTCTGTTAGCCTTTACCGCTAAGTAGTGATGCTATATGGATAGCCCTGGCTATATCGGCAAAGTCTTTTTCATTTTTAGGGAATGGGTTCACTTTTATATTTACAATTTCTGGTTTAATATCGAAGTGAAACATCCCTTTTACTTTTACTGTCGATTCGTTATTATCAAAAGGCAACTCATTCCCGATTACCTCCCATTCCGCACATCCGCATACCGCGCAGAAGATAAACTTAGTATCTCGGTCGGTGTGAATGGTTTTGCAGTTTTTACATTGTTTCATCCTTTGTCTTTTTGGTACTTTTTGGCCAGTGTTAAAATCATTTTTTTTGCTCTTTCACAGGCTTTTTGATATTCCGCTAAACCTTGCTCATCTTCTTCTCCTACGTCTTCAGGGAAGATCCCACATTCAACATGACCTCTTATCATTTCAGCCGCCGTTGTTAATGCGTTGTAAAGCCTTTCTTTATTCTTCTCTTTCATTCTCTAATTTCTTTAATAAACTGATCCGCATCCACGCCTTTCCAGTTGGGTGTTGCGGCTTTGATTTTTTCGTCTAGGTATTCTTCGTCGGGTTTTTCTTCTATTAAGATTTTAGATAATGCGGATTCCACATCATACCAGAAAACAGTAAACGCTATCCACCCTAAGCAAATGTGCCACGAATGTTTTGTGATGGTTTTATGGAAGCCTCCATAACTACCCAAGACAAATAAAAGGCTAATTCCTTTTTTGGATCTATATTGTTTCATTCTTCCGATTTTTCACGGCTTAATAATCTCAAAACACTCCGACAAGAAGATAATTGCTCAACAATCCTGTGCAGCTTCATAGGGCTTTCAGTACCGTCGATATACCGTATCTGTTCAAGCCTTTCAATTTCGTCTCTGATTAACTGTTTTGCAATTTCTTTTGATTCTTCAATATTCACATACTCAATATCCGAATCATAAACCCGATCTATTGACCAAGTGACTTCGCATAGGTCATTGAAGTCTTTATCTTCGTTATCTTCCCCCTCCTGCAGGTAGATTTTATTTGGTGCGTTTTTCATATTGGTTTGTTTTTTAGTTTTTATTCATTTGCATTAACTCCTACAAGTAAAGATATAGCAAGAATAAGGACTTCCAATATGGCAAAACCAACTCTAGCTTCGTAGCCCCAATTAGAAGGATTCACTTCCCAATTTGCAAAAGCAAAAAGAGTTAGTAGAAAGCAAGTCAAGAATATAAATACGGAAACGGCCAGTTTTAATTCGTTGTTCATTCCTCACATTTTTGCACCAATCCAGCCCGCTTACGCCAGACATCGCGTAATTCGCAGATACTGAATTGGTTGGTTAGTAATGATTCAAAGGCTCTTTTAAGTTGGCCATATTCTTCGTTCGCTTTGAATCTGAATCCGTTTAGTTGTTTAATTACATTCTTCATTTCCTCAATCTCAAATTGAGCCTGTTTCAGTTCTTCCTGTAATTGATGCGCGGTCTTTTCGGGCTTTTCTTCCTTATCAATCTCTCGAACAAGATGAACTATATCTATTAACTCACTATCAAGCAGTGTCAGCCCGTGCTCGTCGCTCATGTGCTCCCAAAGCCTTTGTGCCCAGGGCTTTTGGTTTTGGGTTTTACTTGGTTCCGGGTAAGACCAAGTAATTACCTTTATTTCCTCGCCTTCCATGTCGACCCATGAATCTAGGTCGTAGTCATAACAGCATAGACAATTGTCTTGATCCATGACGTTGATTGTTTGTCTTGCCTTGCTTGAGTCTACAGGTGGCAAGTATTCACTTGCGTTGTATTTTTTCATATTGCTGACTTGCTTTTTTAAGTCATTATTATCTTTTTCGGGTTCAACTTTTACAGGTTCTCCAAACTCCCACCTTTCAACATCTACAAAATCGCCCCAAACGGTAAACCATCTTTTTTGGAAATATTCATAGAACACCATTTCCTCATTATCAACATCTATTACCTCAATGGAACGGGAACTAGTTGATCTGGGCGGCAGATATTCACTTGCGTTGTATATTTTTTCGTGCTCTTTTTTGATATACATATCTTTTGAGCCTTGTATGTAGGCTTCCCTTACATCATCCCAAGTAAGTGGGTCTAACTCGCCCTTTGGATGATTTATTGTGTATTTTTTTGCTTTTTGTTGCGTATTCATTGTTCTGATTTTTCATTTGAAAATAACTCTTTCACCTGTTCCTGGATACGAATAATATCTAAAAGGGCTGTGTCCTTGTTTTGACGAATGAAGTCTACAATATTTAAAATTGTTTCAATATCCAAATCATTGACGTTATACCCCGCCGCCCTAAAAGCAACTGATATTTCCTTTGTTGTGTCTTTTATTTCTACTTCCATTTTGCGTTTTTATTGATTTGTTTTTTTAAACAGGTAATCCACCTCGGCTATGGCAAAATCAATAGACACATGGTTAAATCCTTCGGAGTCGGCTTGCCCATTTTCTATTTCATTCGCAATAACACGATAAATAAAATCCTCAAAAGAATCATTGTTTTGCGTGTATGCCGTTTCTTCATCTTCGTGCTCCCAAAATGCTATCCATTGGTAGTCACGCATAAGACAAAGACCAGTCGGCCATACTTCTTCTAGTATAACGTTGAGTGGCAATGATTTTAGTTGTTCTACTTTTATTTCTACTTCCATGATTGTATTTTTTCTACCACTTCCCAAACGTAATCAAAGGTAGCATCTTCTTTTGTCAATCCATGCCTTTTTGATTTTTTCATCCAGTACATCAAATCATCCATATTTTGGCGACCAACAATTTCAATTAATCGCTTCACATCTTTTCGGATCACGTGACGGATTAGTTCATCCGCTTCCTTTTCATTTCCAGGCATAAGATATACCCAGTCTGAAAACACTTTGCGACGGTAAGCAGCGTTAATGTATATCATACCCTCTACTGATACAATAAATCTCGGTATTTTTTTTCCTTCTAGGTCTACCTTGAAATTATTCAGGGAATACCATGCGTTTTTTCCTTGATCCCCTTGAACCAAGACGCGGTTTTTTCTACCGTCTGTTTTCATGGCTTTGTACCTTTTACCCTCTGTTAAGGTTTTTGTTCTATTTGGTAATGCTGTTAAATTCATTGTTTTTGTATTATATGTGTTGCATAACATTCGCTAACCGACTACCGCCTTCGCGGCGCGGTTAGCTTGGTGTTATACAAAAAATCACTTTTTAATACTCTGTATTAACTCCTTAATGCTGTGAATCAACCGAATAAGAAACGGGATAATCTGGATAATATACCCGAATACCGTTTCTAGCTTACCGTTTACTTCTATTGTTTCAGGCAGGCCGTTTTTCAGGCTCTTAACGATAGCGTATTGCTTGACCTCTACCCCGTCGCTTACGTTCAGTCGTCCGAAAGGCTTTATCTCTACCCTTTGGCCTACGTGCCAGCGTTTGCCCTTGTAGCCTACTAGCTTTTTATTCCGTGTGTAAGCCAGTGCAGCAGCGTTTTTTGTTTCTAGTCGCTGCCAGCGTTCATCGTAAAACTCCACTTTTTTAAGATTCATATTTACGCATTTTTTCTAATTTCTTTAAATCCTTTATTTGTTGATCTATCCACTCCTTGCGTTTTTCAGTATCAAGAAGTGGGAAACTGTATTCTTTGTTTTCTCCGTAGACCCTAGGGGGTAAGACACTTTCTAGCCATCCTTTAAACTCAATATAGAGTATGTCTTCTAACAGACTACCCCCATTGAAGCAATCAGATAGGGCATTGCAGATGCCAAACATTAAGTTGCCGCTTTCTTTGATCGTTTTAAGGTAGCTTATCGTTTGAATTACTGTTAGCCTCCCGCCGTAGAAAACTGTATCATTCATATTTACCAGGTAGTGATTAAGAAAATAATTATGATAATGAAGACCGCCCACATTAGACGGTCCATGTCTTTTTTTAACTCGCTGTTTTCCATTACAATATACGTTTTTTTGGTGAAAAATCCAACAAAACACATTCTGTTGTTTTCAATGAAATTCTATTTGTACCTTCCATTTTTTTGCCTTTTGGCCAAACATAAATAATTACTAAACCAGAACCACATAAAGCTATTACTTCGTATTCTTTGTCGTTACACAATACATAGTCCCCAATTTTAAAAGGACAATCTTTTTTAGCCATTATTATTCATTTACAATTTCCCATGCTTCTGAAAAATCATGATCTGCAAAAGCTTCTGCAAGACCGGATATTTGGGAAAGTCTTAAAACTTCATCAGGCTCCATACCTAACTCTTTGCCAATCTTTTTATTTGACCAATTCCTCTTTTTTAATTCTATAATCATATCAGTCATAGAATCAACAGCATGCTTTCCTCTAGCTCTATTGTGTCGGACGGTGGCAGCCATTCTGTCGTTTTTATCCAATCTGTCTTGGTTGATAGTAACAACAGGTAAGTATCCTTTTATTCTAGATTTGACGATTTCACTTTCTTTCCCAACTCTATTACGGTGGAATCCATCAATAACTTCGCGGGTGTCATCGCCCGTCTTACCAATATCCGAGTGCATAGCAGTTACAATAGGTTGCGTATAACCATCCATTTCAATAGAGTGTTCTAGTAGCCTCATTTCAGGAGGAGCAACACTGTTCGGGTTGTAATCATTTGCATGAACAGAATCACCTTTTACCCATAGAACACAATCAACAGGTTCTTTTTTAAATGGGCTGATCTCATGCATTTCTAACTTAATTCTATTTAATAATTCGATTTGACTGTCTAAATCAAGATTAAGAATTTCTCTTTTAAGCTCTGAAATTAAATTATTGATCTTTTTCATTGATGAGTGTTTTTTTCATTTTATGAAATTTGACATAAGATTTTACTAATTCGTAACCCTTGTTTACATACATAGGCATTGCTGAATCGGTAGCCGTAAGTCGCACTTCTTCTAAATCTTCAAATTGTTTTAAGTCCTCTTCAAAAGCATTAATTAGTTTTGAAGCCACCCCCCGGCCACGCATTGACGGGATTACGTACAGATAATTAAGTACTACATTATCACCTTTAGGGTAATACCCAATAAAACCGATAGGTGTGTCGTAGTTGAACACGGAAGACCTAACTTTATTTAAGGCAACAATGACGGACATATCATCTTTATATAAAATAGGTTCACCTAATTCTTTAAATACATTTTCGTCAACAATAAAAATTCCTATTGCCTTAATCATTGAAACCTTACCCGAAACTTTTTCCAATCTCATTTTCTTTATTTTTTGGGTTAAATAAATTCCACTCCGTTCTTTTCCTCTTCATTAACTTCATATAGTTATCAAAGTTGCTAGACTTTTGAATGCTAAATCCTAGCGTTCTGCACCAGTAGTCATTCTTTAGCAAAGCCTTACATACTCTTTTCCATGAAGGAACTTTGTCGAAAAGTTCTAACGGAGCATTATCCTCTATTCCATCTGGATAACCCTTATCTTCGTACCAATGTATATATTTTGCTATTTTGTTTTTATAGTGCTCTGAAAGTTTAGGCGGCATTGTTTGTAGTAAATACTTAGAGAATGATTCCCATGTATGTCCATCGGGAAGAGTTATATTTTGGTTTCCTAATATATTACCTCTCCTTCTGCCATATTCATTAACTGTGTTTGCGCCTGCAACCCTAGAAACAATTTTAGCCCACATTTTGGGCTCAATAATTTGATACAACCAAAGACCTATTCTAGAAGTATCTCCAAACGGTTCATCTATTCTCATCTGGTGTATAGTCAGGCCAGCCTTAGCCATTCTATCGTAAAGATCATTATAAGGTTTCTTTGTTTTTCCGTAATAAGCCCAAATATCTTCCGTTTCCCAGTCATATATTGGATATATAGACCAAAGTGATTCATCTCCTTCTATTCGAGCCGTATATTTTCTATCACCAAATCTTTGAATATTTCTAGCAACTACACGGAATCGGTTTAAAGACTCCTGTGTCCTTATACCTATGAAATTAGCGACTTTGTCGCGATCAGCATACCACTTTGCAAACAAAGGCGTAAACTCCTCAAAAGTCATATCTTTGTAATAAAACGGGAAAAATGACTTGTCAGTTATGCCCATTTTAGGCAATTCTCTAACCCATAGTTCTTTTTTATCATCGTCCCAGCACTTCCAAACTGGCTCGTACATAGAACAACTGTTGTCAGTCATTAAAGGTAGGCAAACCCAATAAGGGTCTATGTTTTCCTTATACGTTGTGAATATTTTTTCAACATGCGAAATTGTTGTTGTAAATTGGCACTCCCAATCAACAAAGAACAGTGCTACTTTACGACCTCTTCTAATCGCTTCATCCATGACCATATGAGTCATAACTGTGCTATCCTTTCCACCTGAAAAAGAAACAATTATTTTATCAAAATCATCAAAAGTCTTGCTTATCCGATCTTTTGTTTCTTCATATACATTTCTACCTAAATATCTTCTTTCCATAATTGTAACTGTATTGTGTTTTTATATTTCAGATTAACCAGATATTGAATTATCATTTCTTTTGCAACACTATTAGCTGTTTGTTTTTGACTTAAAGACATCTTATTCCACGCTGTCGTTGTTTCAAGTATAGATGCACCATGATTAAAATTACAAGTGGCTTGGCCTATGTATGCTTTTCGATTCTGCATAGAATTGGTCAGATTATGAATGATACAGTACTCCCAATCATCAAACATATTCTTTATAGACTGCTTAAAGTCTGCAGGTGACGATAAAAGATCAAACGATCTTCTAACATTTGAGATTAAAGGGGTATGCATAGAGTATAATCCATTTTTAAAGTCTTCCCAAAGATCATGGTGGTAATACTTTTGAGATACTGACACCTTAATACCATCTTTGAAAAATGAACGATTTACCATATCTGTAATGTGTTTAAAAAAACGGACGACCAATACAGCCGCCCGTCTGGATATGTAATCTATGAGAATTGTCTTTGCTGCCAGGCTTCGCGCTGCGCGTCATCTTCGGCTCGTTTCCAGGCTTGCTGATTGAGATAGTCGGCGTGTTCTTCCGCTTCCCATTCGTATTCGTATTGTTTCAATACCTGATCTTCTTTTGTCAGGTCTGAAAAGTCTTTGACCTCGTGTTC